ACCCTGATTGTGGTTGCAGGGCCCCACGGGTGCCCCGGGGGCCGGTGGTGGCCAGAGGGGTAGCCACAGCCACGTTCACCCGGCGGGGGAAGGTGGCAATGGCCTGCTTGGCGTTGCCGGTGAACACGGTGGTCTTTTCGGTGTCGGTCAGCAGATGCTCTGCCCACACCGGGGTGTTGCGGAAGCCCTTTGCACCGGTATGGGTCTCGATGCCGGCGGTCTCCGGCAGGCCCTGCGCCTGTGCCATCAGGGTGACAGTTTGCAGCACGTCAAAGCCGCCGATGGCACCGCTGGCCAGGTGCACCTTGGCACCGCCCTCCACGGCGGCTGCCTTGACCTGTGCGTAGAAATCCAGATCCGCAAAGGCACCGATGGACAGAATGACCAGATTGACGCCCCGCTTCAGCACCGGGATGGCCATGGCGCGCACCGCCTCCACCGAGGCCGCCTCCACGATGTACTCCGGTTCAAGCGCCAGCAGCGCGTCCACGTCCTCACAGACGGCGCAGCCGACATTGGCGGCGGTCTTTTCAGCCGAGGCGCGGGTGCGGCTGGTCACGCCCACCAGCTCGTAGTCCGGCAGCAGACCCTTCTTCCACGCGTCAGCCACGATGATGCCCAGAAATCCGCAGCCCACAATACCCAATTTTGTTTTCATACCGTATCCTAAACTCCTTTTTTCTGCCTGTGGCAGCATATTCATAGCCAGTATACCATACCGGGTACAAAAAGGGAAATAATGTTTGCGGCAGCCCGGCGGGGCAGGACATAAAAAGTTAACAAAATAAATTACAAAAAAATTACAAAACCCTATTGCAAAATGGTTTCAAAAGAGTTACAATATGGTTACAGCAAGGGCAAAGCCCCAAGGCTGTGTGTGAAATCTTTTTCTTCTTGTTTTTGGGATACTGGGCGCGGGTCCTCCTCCTCCGGCTGTTCTCCTTCACAGCTATGACCCATGCGCCGCACAGGCAGTGTCCCGCTTCGTGTGCAAAAGGGCTCGTCCGGTGTTTCGGACGAGCTTTTTTGCATTCCGTAAGCCTGATTTGGCTTGCAAAAGTGATACTTCAAAAATCAAAGTATGACCAATGCCCGAAAACGCTTGGCAATTTGTCTGTTTTTCCGCAAAGGACAATTATAAAGTTTGGCGCGGCAGGGGTTTGTATTCTTGCGGGCTTTGTGGTAAAGTATATACAATCAATTTATAAGCAGCAAACATGAATGATTTTGATGCTGATTTGTATCGGATGCGTTAAGAGAAAAGGAGTTTGATTATGGCTTATTTCTACGAAGAACCCTCCCGCACCTTTGGCGAGTACCTGCTGGTCCCCGGCTATTCCTCTGCGGAGAATGTGCCCACGGCGGTCAGCCTGAAGACCCCGCTGGTCAAGTACCGCAAGGGACAGGAGGAGTGCCCGCTGCAGATGAATATCCCCATGATCAGCGCCATCATGCAGTCGGTCTCCGGCGATAAGCTGGCCATTGCACTGGCTCGTCAGGGCGGCGTTTCCTTTATCTATGGCTCTCAGAGCATCGAGAACGAGGCTGCCATGGTGCGCCGCGTCAAGAGCTTCAAGGCCGGTTATGTGGTGTCCGATTCCAATCTGGCTCCCACTGCCACCCTGCATGATGTGCTGGAGCTGAAGGCACGCACCGGCCACTCCACCATCGCCATCACTGCCGACGGCACTCCTAACGGCAAGCTGCTGGGCATCGTGGCTTCCCGCGATTACCGCGTCAACCACACCCCGGACGATGCCTGCGTTACCACCTTTATGACCCCCGTTGAAAAGCTGGTCACCGCTCCGGCCAACACCTCCCTGCACGACTGCAACAACATCATCTGGGACAACAAGATCAACACCCTGCCGCTGGTGGATGCCGAGGGCAATCTGGTGTATATGGTATTCCGCAAGGACTACGATTCCCACAAGGCAAACGTCAACGAGCTGCTGGATAAGAACAAGAGCTACGTTGTAGGCGCCGGCATCAACACCCGCGACTACGCCCAGCGCGTGCCCGCACTGGTAGAGGCCGGTGTGGATGTGCTGTGCATCGACTCCTCTGAGGGCTACTCCGAGTGGCAGAGCCGCACTATCGGCTGGATCCGCGAGCACTACGGCGACACCGTCAAGGTGGGTGCCGGCAACGTGGTGGACGCCGAGGGCTTCCGCTTCCTCGCTGAGGCTGGTGCAGACTTCGTGAAGATCGGCATCGGCGGCGGCTCCATCTGCATCACCCGCGAGACCAAGGGTATCGGCCGTGGTCAGGCTACCGCTGTCATCGAGGTTGCCAAGGCTCGTGACGAGTACTACAAGGAGACCGGCATCTATGTGCCCATCTGCTCCGACGGCGGCATCGTCCACGACTACCACATCACCCTCGCGCTGGCTATGGGCGCAGACTTCGTGATGCTGGGCCGCTACTTTGCCCGCTTTGACGAGAGCCCCACGAACAAGGTGCGCATCAACGGCCAGTATATGAAGGAGTACTGGGGCGAAGGCTCCAACCGTGCCCGCAACTGGCAGCGCTACGACTTGGGAGGCTCCACCAAACTGAGCTTTGAGGAGGGCGTGGACAGCTATGTGCCTTACGCCGGTCCTCTGGCAGACGGCGTGCAGACCACCCTGTACAAGGTGAAGAGCACCATGTGCAACTGTGGCGCTCTGTCCATCCCCGAGCTGCAGCAGAAGGCCAAGCTGACCGTTGTTTCTTCCACCTCCATCGTGGAGGGCGGCAGCCACGACGTTGTGCTGAAGAACGCCACCCCCAGCATCATGAACGGCTAAGCCTGTTCTGAAAAGAATCTATTGATTTAAGCGCAGAGACCGCTGCACAGCGTTTGTGCAGCGGTCTTTTTGCGCGAAAATACTTGCACCGGCAGGGGAATCGTGCTATCATGATAGAAACGCTCTGTCATGACAGGGCGGAGGATCCCCCTGCCGGGCAAGCGGCAGGCGGCGCGCAGTAGGGAAGAGCTGACGCCGGGTATAAATAGAGAGGAAAACATTCATGAACGAGATCAAGGTTGAGCCTTATATCCCCGATGAGGACTACGATAACCCCGCGATGGTGGTGGATTTTTATGAATTCACCATGGCAAACTGCCTGTTCCTGCATGGCTTTAAGAATACCACGCTGGTGTTTGATATGTTCTTCCGCAAAAACCCGGATAATCAGGGCTATTCCATCAGCGCAGGCCAGCGCAAGCTGACCCGCTTTTTGCTGGAATATCACTTCAATGAGCAGGATATCCACTGGCTGCGCACCAAGGGCATGAGCGAGGAGTTCTGCGAGTATCTGCGCACCTACAAGTGGAAGGGCGATATGTACGCCCTGCCCGAGGGCACGGTCTGCTACCCCCATGTGCAGATGGTGCGCATCGAGTGCGATCTGGTGGGCGCGATCCTGATCGAGACCTACCTGCTGCAGACCATGAATTTCCATAGCCTGATCGCCACCAAGGCCACCCGCGTCACCGGCCTGAACACCCACACCCCCCGCAACGTCATGGAGTTCGGCACCCGCCGCGCACAGGGCGAGAGCGCCGGTAACGATGGCGCTTACGCCGCAGTGCTGGGTGGCTGCATCGGTACGGCCAACTGTCTGGCAGAGATGAAGTTCGGTGCAGAGGTCAAGGCCGTGGGCACTGTGGCACACAGCTTTATCGAGTTTTTCCCCACCGAGTTTGATGCCTTCAAGGCCTTTGCCGATACCTACCCGGATTCGGTCAGTCTGCTGCTGGATACCTATAACATTATGGAGAGCGGTCTGCCCAACCTGATCAAGCTGGACGATTATCTCATTGAGAAATACCCCAACGATCCCAACCGCCGCGTCAAGAGCGCCCGCATCGATTCCGGCGACCTTGCCCGCGGCTCCAAGCGGCTGCGCAAGGCACTGGATGCCGCCGGTAAGCCCTACATCAAGCTGGTAGCCTCCAACGGTCTGGATGAGAAGAAGATCGCCAACATGGAGCTGTACGAGCACGCACACTTCGACTCCTACGGCGTGGGCGAAAACCTCATCACTTCTGCCTCAGACCCCGTGTTTGGCGGCGTATACAAGCTGGTGGCGGTGAAGAAGCCGGACGGCAGCTACACCCCCAAGATGAAGTGCTCGGACTCCGCCAGCAAGGCCATCATCCCGGGCAAAAAGATGCCTTGGCGTCTGTACGACGAAAACGGTCAGGCACAGTGCGACCTGATTGCCATGGACGGCGAGGTCATCGAGGCCGGTAAGCCGGTCACTATGGTCAATCTGGACTCGGACGCCATCGAACGCACCATCACCTTTATCCCCACCGCTGTGCGCCCGCTGCTGGTGCCGCATATTCTGGGCGGCGAGCTGGCCATTGAACTGCCCTCTATTGCAGAAAAGAAGGCCTATATTGCAAAGCAGCTCACCGAGGAGACTTGGGAGAGCGAGCTGCGTCTGGAATGCCCTCACAAGCACTACGTCAACATGACCCCCGCAGTGGCCGAGTGCCGCTCCCGGATGTACGCCGAGCTGCACGGAGGCAAGGTGTAAGCAGCACCGAATAAGCGGTTTTTCTTGACAAAACAGGGAAACTATTGTATCATAAAAGCCGCTGATTTAATAAAAATGTTAATACCACCAGATTGCGAATAGCAGTGTGGTTGTAATAATTTTTCCTCACACCTGTTATTCCCGGCTCCCTCTCAAGCCAGAGGGCAGCAGGACTTTGTAAGCCGGGGCTGCGCCGCTGTGGTGAAATTGGCAGACACGAGGGACTTAAAATCCCTTTCTGGAGACAGAGTACGGGTTCGACCCCCGTCGGCGGCACTCTAAGTGGCTCATACGAACTTCGGTTTCGTATGGGCCACTCTCGCTGTCTGGACAGTCGTTGTCCAGCTCCAGAGGGATTTCTATGTTGTTATGGTTTCCGGTAAAGCTGAATACTATCTTGAGCCGGTTGTCATCGTAAAGATACACCGCGAGCAGGAACGTGTTGAACAGCTTTGCCAGGAACTTTTTGTTTTTTATATCCCCGGTACGGAAAAGCTGAAGCCCGGCAATGAGATCATCTCGGTCGATTTCGACCCGCTCTGCTTTGGCCGTGTTGATTTTGGCTGAGAGTTTTGCTTGCTGCTCCTCAAGGTCAAGAAGTCGTGTTCGGGTGGTCGGGGTGATAATACCGGCTTCGATTGCTTTCATCAGGTTGGATATGGCCTGCTGAACAGCCGCCAGCTCATTTTCCATAGCTTCAATGTGAAGCTCATGGTCTTTTTGTTTGAAGTAAGCAATGGTGCTGTGCACGATGAAGTCTATGGTTTCATCATCCAAGCAGTACATCATGATGGCCCGCGCCACAGCATTTTCAATCACATCCCGGCGGATGGCTTTCTTTTCGCAGGCGTGTTCCAGCCGGTGCTTTTGACAGGCGTAGTAATAATGCATTTCGCCGGTCTTGCTGGTGCCAGAGATCCCGACCATATAGCTCCCGCAATGCCCACAGTACAGTTTGCCGGTCAGAAGATAGTTTTCTGCTCCGTGGCGGGCGCGTCCATAGCGGTTATCCTTTTTCATGCCGTAGGCCTCCTGTGCATCGTAGAAAAGCTCATCACTGATGATGCGCGGCATTCCACCGGGGATGCGGATGTCGCCGTACATGTAAATGCCGCGGTATCTATCGTTATGGCAGAGGACATGGAAGCTGCCTTTGTTCCACTCGCGCCCTCTGGCGGTTCTGATTCCGCGGGCATTGAGGTCAGCGGCTATGCTGGCAAAAAGCTCCCCGGCGGCGACTCGTGTATAAATCTCCCGGACGATGGCAGCTTTCGGCTCATCAATTTCGGGCTTGCCGTCGGCACCACGCTTATAGCCAAGCGGAAGACTGCCATTGACAAGCCCCTTTTTGGCATTATCGTATAGGCCGCGCTTCACATCCTCGGCCATGTTTTCGATATAGAACTGATTGACGTTCATCATCGATCTCAAAGCAAAGCGCCCGGCGGCGTTATCGTCAAAATCTTCTTCGGCATAAAAGACCTTGACTCCGCAATCCACCAAGCGGCTCTCATTTACCAGTGCCTGCATCATGTTGCGGCCTATTCTGTTGCTTTTCCATGCCAGCACATAGGCGAACTTGTGCTGCTCGGCATCTCGCATCATACGCTGGAAAGAGGGGCGCTTGTCCGTTTTGCCGCTGATCGCTCGGTCTTCGTAGGTGGCGGTGACGGTCAGCCCCAGCTCTGCGGCGTGCTTTCGGCAGGCTTCAACCTGCTGTTCGATGGAAACATCCCTTTGATTGTGGGAAGAATAGCGGGCGTAGATGACCGCATCGCCGCCGGTTGCCTTTTGTTTTTTGCCCATAAAAATACCTCCGGGTACACTTTGACAAGCCTGCCCGGAGGTGGTACAATAACATCTGCGAGGTCTGCTATTGCTCTGGACAGGTTTTATCCCTGTACCATCTCTCTGAGTAAGCTGATCTGAAACGCCTGCGTTGCTGGTAACACCGTGGGCGTTTTTATTTTGCTGAAAAACGGAAAAATCTACCGAAACGCTGACAAAGCAGGGAAGAAGCTGTTATATTTGAGCTGCTTCCGGGAGCAATCTTACAGGAAAGGGGATGCCAGCGCATGAAATCGGAAGATTATTCCAAAATCGTTGAGCAGGTGAAAGCCCTGTCGGATGCTGACCGAGAAACACTGCTCACTTATCTGCGCTCGCTGACAGGTAGCGCAGGTAGCTCAAAGCCTCCTGCTGCTTGTCGGCCGGAAGATGCACAAACAGCTCCATAATCTCAGCCACTTTGCCGTCCTCCTGCTGGAGGGCGGCTTTTTTCTTATCAGCGGCGGTTTCAATAGAGCTTCCTAAAGGTGCGGGGTCATCTACTAGCCCTATAAGATAGGCTTCGCTGGTTCCAAGCGCAGATGCAAGAGGTTCCAGTATTCCAACAGGAAGATTTTCAATATCGCCGTTTTCATATCGATAAACGGTAGCACGGTTTTTCCCCAAACGTGTTGCAAGTTCATCAACTGAAAAGCCAAGCTCTTGCCGTCTCGCACGAATTCTATCTCCAATGGTCATTTGAAGCCCTCCCTTTTAATCTCTATTATACATAAAATTCGCAAATTTGCAATTCGATTTCCCGGTTTTTAAAAAATATTTCGCATGAGACGCGAAAAAACTCTTGACTTTGAAACGGAAAGGGCGTACAATACGGTTGTCGCAAATGTGCGACATGAAAAGGAGGTGAACAAATTGAACGTGCGAAAATTGAGAGCAAAGATGATTGAAAACAACTTTTCGGTCGAAGCGCTGTCAAATATTATCGGAGTCAGCAAATCGACGTTTTATCGGAAGCTGACCGAAAAAGGCGAAAATTTCACCATTGGAGAAGCCAATGCAATAGCGAGGGCGCTGAACTTTACCGCAAGGGACTTCTCTGCGATATTTTTTGCCTAAATTATCGCATATATGCGACGAAGGAACACACAACGGAGGTGAACTGAATTGACCGCAAACAAAAAGCTCCCGAACCGCCGCAGCGGAAAGGGAGCTGATGGGCCAATGGCTCAGATGGTGGACTTCATACAAGAGAATTGGAAAACCATCGTGATAGCAGCGGCCACAACCATTGCAGTGCGTTTACTGTTAGGGTGGTGACAAGGCTCACGATGATTGGGAGCCACAGGCTCTTAAAGAGTTCTGATTTTCTTGACTGCCGTAGATATTCTTCATAGATGCGGTAGAAGTCCGTGACACAGTAGGTGTCCAGCATGTGCATGGGCTGGTAAGTAATATCAACTGATTCGTCGCGATCTGCTTTGATTAAGCCCATCGAAGAAAGCCCAGCTACCTCAGACCGGTCACATTTTGTATGAGGGTGACGGCTGATCTTACGAAGCAAGCGCTTCTCATCGGGACTTAAAATTATTGCTTCACAGTCCGATTTTCTATTCATACGCTTCTCCTTTCTGATTTTGCACAAGTATAGCATGACAGGGGAGAGGGAGCAACCAAAAAGGCACCGTCCTGCTGGAACAGGGCGATGCCAGAAGCGATGCGCCATACCGACCAAGGTTATCTGTCCACATTCCCGGAGGAACGTCTGAGAAAGGCTGCATCATCGTTTTTTAGTTTAACTGATTTCCCCTCGGAAATCAAGTGGGCTATACAAGAGAAAGAAATCCAAGATGTCCGACATAAAAGTTGATGTTTCCAGCATCACGCCGGAAGCCCAATACCAGCTGGCAAAGGGATGTTTGGAATTTTACTTTTCCATCGTCAGTCAGCCCGGCGGGCGTGAACAGCTGGACGCATGGAAAGCTGAACACCTGAGAAAGGAGAGCCGCACATGACCTATGAGGAACAGATTTCTTTGTTTGAAGCACTTGCGCTGAATGGTGCATGGAGCAACGCGGCCTGCACCGGCTACTGTCTGCTGGCTATGCAGAGAGCCGGGCTTGACAAGAAGACCATCGAAAAGGTGCTGCATGAACTGCACTGGGCATTCGATGACACCAGCGTTGAGCAGGCCGAGAAGATCTATTGCGGTGGGGAGGAGTAAAGATGCAGGAATTGTTGATGTTCATGTACCACCTCACCCCCGAACAGGCGGCGGCTCGTGTCCCGCTGTTCCAGTTCTGGCTGACCGCTTTTGGAGCGGCTCTGCTGATCTGGCTGGACAACAAGGGCGTGTTCGATGGTTTTGGAGAATGGCTCGCCTGTGCTCTCCGTGATACACGAGTAGGCGATCTGCTCCGCAAGTTTATGTGATTTCGGGCTTGTCCCGGTTATTTTTCTGAAAGAAAAGGAGATTTCAATGAAGTACGGAAGAAGTTTGCAGGAGCTGGCGATTGAGCTTGACCGGCAGGCCAAGGTCAAAAAGGACTACGTTGCCACAGCGGGTGCTATGCAGATGACCGCCGTCAACGAGAACTTTGACCTCGTGATCGGCAACACCCCGTTCCAGCTGAACGAAAATGCCCACCGTCAGCTGGGATTGCAGTTGAAGATCCCGGCTCCCTACTACGAGCGGATGCGGGCAGAGAACCCCGGCTTGCTGATGGCAAACGTCAATGGCTGGTTCCAGCAGTCCCCGGACACCCGCCGCATGGTTCGCACCCTTGATGGTACCGCCCGCGCCATCCTCTCCGACCGCTACCGCCGTATCGACAACTACGAGGTTGCACAGACGGTCCTGCCGATTATCTCTGAAATGCAGGGAGCCCGCATTGAAAGCTGTGAACTGACCGATACCCGCATGTACATCAAGGTTGTCAATGAGCGCATCCAGACCGAAGTAGTGCCGGGGGACATCGTTCAGGCCGGCATCCTGATTTCCAATTCTGAGGTCGGCATGGGCAGCGTTTCCGTGAAGCCTCTGATTTACCGTCTTGTCTGTACCAATGGCATGGTGGCGGATGTGGGTGTTGGCAAGCGCCATGTTGGCCGCATCAATGAAAGCGTGGATGGCGATTTCGGGATTTTCCGGGATGAGACCATCGAAGCCGACGACCGGGCATTCCTGATGAAGATTGAGGACACCGTCCGGGCGGCGGTCGATGAAGCCCGGTTCAATGCGCTGGTGCAGAAACTCCGGGATGCCAAGGAAGCACCCATTCTCCCGGCGGCGGCTCCCAAGGTGGTTGAGCTTGCGGCCAAGGAGTTCAACATCCGCCAGAACGAGAGCGAGGGCATTCTGGGACATCTTATCGCGGGCGGTGACCTTTCCCTCTATGGTCTGGCAAACGCTGTCACACGGCACGCGCAGGACGTGCAGAGCTACGACCGCAGCACTGAGCTGGAAGCCACCGGCTACAAGATCATCACCATGCAGCCCTCGTTGCTGAAGCGCTGGAATGAGGAGGTGAGCATCGTATGAGTGGCAGACACATGAATGCCCGGCCCAAAAGGCTGACCCGCAAGCAGAAAGAAGCCCTTTCTGCACATGGCTGGGATTCCCGGCAGTACCTTTTCATTCAGGACAGCCCGGATGACGGCGGCTGGGTTCTGATGAACAAGACCACCGGCCATTATGAAGTATTCAAAAATTGAAAGGAGAGTGCGATATGGCACAGGATACCGCATTGCAGGTCATTGAACTTCAGCAGTTGCCTATCATTGTCGAGCGGCTTCACAGCGTAAAGGCCGACATTGAGCGGCGCACCGCCGAAGCCACCTCGCTGATCTGCACCGAAGAAACCTATAAGAGCGTCAAGGATGTCCGCGCCCAGCTCAACAAGGAATTCAAGGAGTACGAAGCCCAGCGCACGGCCATCAAGAGCAAAATCCTTGAACCCTACAATGCCTTTGAGCAGATCTACCGGGAGTGCGTGACGGAACCGTTCCAGCAGGCAGATGCCGAGTTGAAGCAGAAAATCACGGATGTGACCTCTGGAATTGTGGCTCAGAAAACGGAATCGCTCATGGACTACTACGGCGAGCTGGTGGAAGTCGCTGATATTGATTGGCTGGACGATTTGACCTACCGCCCGAAAGTCAACATGAGCGACAGCCTGACCTCTTTGAAAAAGCAGGCAAAGGCATTCGTGGACGGCATTGTGGCCGACGTGGCCGCAATCGAGGGCATGGACAACGCCGCCGAGATCATGGTGGAGTACCGCAGCAGTTTGGATTTACCTACCGCCATCAAGACTGTGGCTGACCGGCACAAGGCGCTGGAGGAACAGCGGCGGCGGGAAGAAGAGCGCCGCGCCCGGCAGGCAGAGCGGGAAGCCGCTGCCGAAAAAGCCCGCGCCGCAGTTGTGGCAGCTTCGGCGGTTGACCTGCCCGCCCCGGTGCAGGAGCCGTCCGAATTGCCGGAAGCCGGCACTCAGCCGGAACCCCAGCCTGAACTTCAGCCTACCCCGGCGGCTGAGCCTATTCTGATGACCCGCTTCTATGCAAAAGGCACCAAGACGCAGCTGATCGGTTTGAAGAATTATCTGGAAAAGGAAGGTATTGAATATGGCAACTTATAATCAGATGCAGGTACAGCAGAAACCCAAGTTCTCCGTGGCAATCACCACCAAGGGCTACCAGTCCTTGATCTCCAACACTCTGCGCGACCCTGCCCGCGCCCGCCGCTTTACGGCCAGTATCACCTCGGCGGTGGCCGTCAACCCCGCCCTGCAGGAATGCGATGCTGGCACGATTCTTGCCGGTGCCCTGCTGGGCGAAAGCCTGAACCTCAGCCCGTCCCCTCAGCTGGGGCAGTACTACCTTGTGCCTTTCAAGCAGAAAGCCAAGTATGACCGCAGCGGCAGGATGATTCGCCCGGAGAGCGTCACGGCTACCTTTGTTTTGGGCTATAAGGGCTATATCCAGCTGGCCCTGCGCAGCGGCCAGTACAGGGAACTTGACGTGATGGAGATCAAAGAGGGTGAGTACCTCGGCAAAGACTCCACGACCGGCAAGGCCAAGTTCCAGTTCATTGAGGACGACGATCAGCGGGATGCACTGCCCACGGTAGGCTATATGGCCTACTTCGAGTACCTCAACGGCTTCCGCAAGGCGCTGTATTGGTCGAAAGAGAAGATGATGACCCACGCTGATACTTATTCCAAGGCTTTTAGCCGCAAGAGCTATGAAGACCTGATGGCAGGCAAAGTCCCGGAGAGCGAGATGTGGAAGTACTCCTCGTTCTGGTACAAAAACTTTGATGACATGGCAAAGAAGACCCTGCTTCGTCAGCTTATTTCCCGCTGGGGTGTTATGAGCATCGAAATGACGAAAGCCATGGAGAGCGACGATGCCGTGGCAACGGTGGCCGACAACAACGAGATCGTCACTGAGCCGGAACCGATGCCCAACGCATCCGAACAGCCGGAACTGCATACCGGGAAGCCTGAGGTGGGCGATGGGCAGGCATTGCCCCATGTGGACATTGCTCAGAGCGAACCCACGACCGCCGAGCCGGTGGTTGACCTCAGCTCGTTATGATCGACTACAACATCATCGCAACTGGCAGTAAAGGCAATGCGGTGGTGATTGACCAAAAAATCCTGATTGACTGCGGCGTTTCGTTCAAGGCGCTGTCGAAAGTATACCGGGCGTTGAAGTTGGTTCTGCTCACTCACATTCATGGTGACCACTTCCAGCCGACAACGCTCCGGCTTTTAGCGGAAAAACGCCCCACACTCCGCTTTGCGTGCTGTGCATGGCTGTGCAAGCCGCTGGTGGATGCAGGGGTGCCGGTCTCGCAGATTGATGTTCTGGAGCCGGGGCACATGTACGGATACGGCATCTGTAATGTCAGGCCCGATATGGTCAAGCACAATGTTCCGAACTGCGGGTGGAAAGTCTGGCTCCAGTCAGGAAAGCTGTTTTACTGCACAGACATGAACAATTTGAACGGCATCACGGCTCCAAACTATGACCTGTACATGGTGGAAGCCAACTACGATGACGCAGAAATCCAAGCCAAAATTGCTGAGAAAAAGCTGAACGGTGAGTACATTTACGAGCTGGGAGTGCTGCACAACCACATGAGCCTTGCCAAGATCAATGACTGGTTATACGCCAACATGGGGCCGAACAGCGCCTATATCTATATGCACAGCCATCAGGACAAGGAGGATGTCACATGACCGGGCGGCTGGTAGACATGGCTTTTACCCTCGGCGGGAAACAACGGGTCACGCTGGAAATCAACGGCGACTTCCGGGAAATCTGGGACAAGCTCCATCAGGAGCCGGTTCTGGATGTGGAAATCAAAAAGCACAGGGAAAAGCGCAGCCTGTCAGCAAATGCGTATTTCCACGTCTTGTGCAACAAGATTTCTGCGGAGACCGGCGAGAGCGAGGATGCAGTAAAGCGGCGGCTCGTGGTTTCGTATGGAGCGCTTGCCCGCGACAAGGACGGCAAGCCTGTTGGCCTGAAACTCCCGCCGACCGTAGATCCCAGCGACTTTTACCCCTATGTCCGGCTCTATGAAACCCGGCAGGAAAACGGAAAAGACTACTCCTGCTATTTTGTCTACAAGGAAAGCCACAAGATGGATTCAAAGGAATTTGCCCGTCTTGTGGACGGCGCAATCGAAGAAGCCAAGGAACTGGGCATCCAGACGGATACCCCGGAACAGCTGGCTCGTTACAAAGAAGAATGGTCAAAATGACCGGAAAGGAAAAATTATGAATACGTATGGCGCAAGACCGGAAGTTATTGCAATTCCGGTGGATGAGTACAAGGAATTGCTGGCAGCAAACACGGAGCTGAAAATCATTTATCACAAGTTGGAAAGCTGCACGATTACCACGGAAAAGTACACATTTCACGAGTTCGTTCAGAACATGCATGATGCGTTGCATTCGGTGGAATTGGACGCTGAAGCTCCTGCCCCTGTCATTCCGGGCATGGTTGAACCTTTGGCGGCGATGCACGCGCAGGGAGCAGAGAGGTTGACCGATGCTGAACAGCTGTGATTTTCAGGGGCGGTTCGCCGCTGATCCTGAACTGAGAACCACCCAGACGGGAAAGCAGGTGGCAAGTTTCCGCATGGCGGTTGACCGGGACATGGTGGATGCCAACGGCCACCGCCCCACGGACTGGCTCACCTTTACCGCATGGGGCAAGACGGCGGAGTTCGTCAGCAGGTATTTCCGCAAGGGGAGCGCCGCTGTAGTTCATTCCCGCTGCCAGACGCGGCAGTATGAGGATAAGAATGGAAACAACCGCACGGCGATTGAGTTCGTGGTGGACAACATCTATTTTGCGGGGCCGAAGCAGGACAACCAGCAGGGGACCGTGGATGATGGCGGGACGAACCCGCCACCGGCAACCTATCGGAACCAGCAGCCGCAGCCCCAGCAGATGGGCTTCGCCACCCAGAGCCAGCGCCAGCAGTGGCAGGGGGCGGCCGATCATCCCGGCAATGTTCAGGTCAGCCAGAGCTTTTCTCAGGGCAGTGACGATGATTTCTCGGTTCTGGACGATGCCGATGATCTGCCGTTCTAAGGAGGTTCATTGATGGCAACTGGTAAACGGTATTACTGGATAAAGTTCAAAGATAGTTTCATGTCATCGGATGAAATTGACTATCTTATGAGCCAGCCAGACGGTGCCAACTATGTTGTTCTCTATCAAATGCTGTGTCTCAAGACCATCAATACAAACGGTTGTTTGGTTTCCAAAATCGGAGAAATGCTCATTCCCTACGATGCCGAAAAGATTCAGAGGGAATGCAAATGGTTCCCTCTGTCAACCGTCCGTCTGGCTCTGACTGTTTATAAACAAATCGGCTTGATTTTTGAAAACCCGGACGGAACACTGTCAATCTCTGATTATCAGAACATGATTGGCAGTGAAACCGACTGGGCGGCGAAAAATCGCAGAATTCGTAGTAATGCTGCGAACAAGGAGCTACAAGAGGGACACGACACTGGACACACAAGTGGACACAATGTGTCCAGTGATGGTGGGGAAAATGTCCCTACAGAGAAAGAGATAGAGAAAGATAAAGAGATAGAGAACAGAGAAAGAGTAAGAGATAACGGTAGTACGGCTGTTGATGCTGGGCTGTCTGAGATTATCCGCTCTTTCGAGGACAACATTGGCAGCTTCCCCCCGGCGGCGAGTGATGCCCTGATGGGCTGGCGGGAAATCTTCACGGATGACCTCATCCTGCTGGCTATCAAAAAGGCTGCACTGGCCGGGATTCGCAAGTGGAACTACGTCAACGGCATCCTGAAAGCATGGAAAAATGAGGGCGTGAAAACCATTGGCGATGTGCAGTTCCGTGATGAGCGGCGCAATCCCCCGGCGGGTCAGCATCAAAAGCGTTCTGCTGCCGATGACTACGATGAAATTTTCGGAGAACTTTTAGGAGGCTCGACAACATGACCGATACGAAATTGCGTGAGCTGCTGGTGGTCATCGATGACCACTACGGCCGCGCCCGCAGCTTGGAGGAGCGCAGGGCTGACACGCAAATCTACATCCGGGCGTTCGGCACCATCCCGGACGAGATTGTGGAAAAGGCACTGTATACGGCCTTTACTCAGTGCAGATTCCAGAACCAGCTGATTGTGGACTGGTGCGCTGAAATCAAAAAACTGCTGTCAGCCCGGCAGCCCTCGGCGAACGACCTCTGGGCGCAGGCTGCGGCAGCTGCCCGGAAAATCGAGGCAAATCTGTACTACCAGACCCACGGTGGATTCATTGCCCCCGATGGGCGCAAGCTGAAAGGCGAAGATTTCAAAAAGGAAAACGCGAAAATCTTCGCCGTCCTCCCGATGGTGGTGCAGCGATGGGCTGGCTCCCCGGCAGATCTGTCGGAGATTTTCAGCAGCCGCAGCAGCGCGGATCTGCGCCAGTTCGTCCGGCCGGGCTTCGACCGGGCTGTGCAGGATGCTCCGGTTGAGAGTTTGCAGCCCCCGGCACTGCCCGGCGGGGCAAAGGCTCAGATTGGAGGTGGCACGGCATGAGGCCAAAAAGACCATTCCGCAGCCTGATCGTGTGCGTTTCGTGTGCGATGGTTGGCTGCATCCTCGCAAGCACGGCCTACTCCCGGCGGGTGGATGAGTTGGAAATCGAGCGGGATATTTACGCCAGCCGTTTTCAGAACTGGCAGACGCGGGCGATTGACGCGGAGGAAAACGCCAGCCAGCTTCAGACCGAGGTTGACAACTTAACCGCAGAACTGGCAGCGCAGATCGATTTGACCCTTACATACGCTGGGTCATTCAGCTGCACTGCCTACTGCACCGAGGAATACGCCCACATCTGCGGCGAGGGACACGGAATTACATCCAGCGGCGCAAAGGTGCAGCCGGGCGTGACCGTGGCAGCTGACACCAGCATCCTGCCTTACGGCACGGTGGTCTATATCGAGGGTGTAGGTCTCCGGGTCGTTCAGGACACCGGGAGTGCTGTGGTAGGTAACAAGCTGGACGTGGCGGTGAACACCCATGCAGAGGCTCTAAGCTGGTCTGGCTGGGGTTCCCGCCGGGTCTGGATCGTTTCAGGAGGTGCAGAGCCGTGAAAAAGTCGTTTCAGACCGAGATGGATGACACTCAACAGGCTGTCAGCCAAATCGTGTGCCTGTGTACCACCATTGCGCTGCATCAGGAGTTCGGTGTTGGCAAGACCCGCCTTGACCGCATTACAGACAGGATTAACGAACTGGAAGATCAGAACACCGAAGTTATTATGACCCCAGATGCCAATGGCCGCCCCTCTAAAGCCAGGGCCGAGGCCATTCGGGAAAGCTGGTTGGCGGGGTATGTCACTTCCGACTACCGCATCCCGATGCTACGGGCACCTCGTGGCCGCAAAGAGCAGCAATATCAGATTGCTGGAAACAAAGCTGCAAGAATCGCATGGCAGATTTACGCAAAGGCAGTTATTGACATACTGCACTATGGTCCAGAACGGCTGGAACGGCTGCGCAAAGAAAGCCACGCCAACTATGAGCAGTTGAACCAGTGGGCGCACGAGGACGGTTTGGACGTAGCAATGGAAAAGCTGCGTCGCTGCGCTGCCGATGCCATGCAAGCTCCGGATCTGGAAGTTGCTGATATCGATGGCAGCAAGGATGCCGCAGAAGTGGACAAGGAGTTCCGCAAGCAGCGGCTGAACTTTATCAAGCGTGTCCGGGCACAGACCCTTGGGCGCATCGGTGCAACTGCGCAGCCTGTCAATGTGCTGGCTGACCAGAGTATGCAGGATAAGATTCAACTGGTGATGCAGCAGGTTTCCCAGCAGTCTTTTGAACGTAGGAGGACGCATTGACATGGCAAAAAATGAGTACGGAGAGAAGCTGGACAGCAATGGCTATGCGCCCAGCATCCTCAGCAAGAGCCCCGCCTGTCTGATTTGCGGGCGGTATTACACCGCCCGGCACGAAGTCTTTTTCGGACCGTACCGGGATAAGAGCAAGCGACTTGGCCTGTGGGCAAATCTCTGCCCTTGGTGCCACCAGAACGGTGTGACTGCCGTACATACCAACCGGGAGGCAGACCTCCGCTTGAAAAAGTGGGCGCAGAAAAAGGCCATGGAGTATTACGGCTGGCCGGAGGCGCAGTTCATCCAAGAGTTTGGGAGGTCGTACCTGTGAGTACCTGTCCGATTATCGCTATCGACCCCGGCAACACCCAGTCTGGCTACTGCGTGATTGACCGCAGCACCCTGCGCCCTCTGGAATTCGGAAAAATCGACAATGCAGAGCTGCTGCAAAAGCTTTCCTCTGCCGGGGCGCAGGGCTGGCGGTGGGCGGTCATCGAGATGGTGGCCTCCTACGGAATGTCGGTAGGCCGGGAGGTATTCGATACCGTCCTCTGGATCGGCCGCTTCTATGAAGCCCTGAACGCCTGCTGCCCGGTACGGCTGCTTTGCCGAATCGAAGAAAAGCGACACATCTGCCATGACAGCCGGGCAAATGACCCGGCCATCCGGCGGGCGCTGATTGACCGTTTCGCAACCCACGATTTGAAAAACGGAAAAGGCACCAGCAAGAACCCGGATTTTTTCTACGGTTTCAAAGCGGACATCTGGGCGGCATACGCCGTCGGGCTGACTGCCATTGAAAATCACAATAACGATTACAAAATTTCATCTGATTGCTGAAAGGAGTACATACCATGAGTGAAATTTCCAACTACGAGGCCCAGAAGAAAAAGCTGCAGGGCCTGTGCGATGAGCACAACTTCACGTTCCGCTTCTTCAAGGATCGCTATCCCATCACGCTGGTGATCACCCCCATCAACGACGTTGCCACCCAGATGGATATGCTGGGCAATGTGGAAGAAACCGGCTATTGCAGTCAGGATTCTTCTATGTGCTGGTACTTTGAGAACAGCGAGCTGAAGACCAAGGTCAAGGGTACGTTCAGCATCGACAAGGTTCTCCGCACCAAGATTGAGAACATCCTGCTGAAGATGATCTCTTTCTGGCAGCAGTACTTCTTCCGTGACTTGATGGAGAACGGCAAACTCCGCAATTTCGGCGTGCCGGTGCCTGATGTGCCGGATTCCAATTCTCAGAGGGATTCCCAGCAGGACACCAAGCAGGAGACCCCGCAGGACGACACCGACGATGAACCGACCGAGGACTCCGCTGAGGACGATACGGAGGAATAACCGATGGCAAAGGCAACGGCAGTGCGAAACATCCGGGACGACCACCAAAAAGCATTCCTGAAAATCTTCAACAGTCTGTGCGGCCGGTTCAATCGGTGGCAGGTCTGGCAGGACTTCGTGATGGTGACCGCCATTGAGATTTCCAATGCCACCGACAAACAGAATGCTCCAGAGCGCACCAAAACCTATCAGACCATCATTTCCAAGTACAGCGATGCCGAGCAAAATAAATTTGCTGAATTGCTGGCCGAGGTCATCATGGGAATGGAGCAGAACCCCGACCAAGATTTTTTAGGGGAACTGTACATGCTCTGTGAGCTGGGCAACGATGCATCCGGGCAATTCTTCACCCCGTATGACGTTTGTAGGTGCATGGTGGAAATTTCCGGGGGAAGCGACCCGGCGGCAGAGAATGCCGGCTTCTTTTCGGTTTCGGACCCGGCCTGCGGTGCGGGCGCACTGCTGATTGCTTTTGCCAACCTGTGCAGGAGAAAAAATATCTGCTACCACGACAAGGTGCTTTTTGTGGCGCAGGATATTGACCTGATTGCAGGACTGATGTGCTACATCCAGCTCAGTTTTTTAGGCTGTGCTGGATATGTAGTCATCGGGAACACCATTACAGAACCAAGCACCGCGTATGATCGCCGTGGGCTGCTCCCGGCAGGGCCGCAAAGCAGGATTTGGTACACACCGTTCTTTTCTACGGATATTTGGTATCTGCGCCGCCAGTGGGTGCAGATAGAGCTTCTGATGAAGCCTGTCTGCCGCCAGACCGAGCAGGCAGAGCAGGAACCTAAAAAGGATGATGCTGCGCCGCCGTTGTGTGAGACCAAGACCGGGCAGCTCACATTTTTCTGAAACCATGGAGGAAAATAAATCATGGCAGAGATCACGAACATTGCGTGCAGGAGACTGCATCCGCACCCTGACAACCCCCGCAAGGAACTGGGGGATTTGACGGAACTTGCCGCCAGCATCAAAGAGAACGGCATCTTCCAGAACCTGACCGTTATCCCCGGCCACTACCTCAACAGCCGGGAGTACATTGCGAAGTGCGTTGACGAGGGCGGGGATGCCGCAGCAGCAGCGGCAGCATGGACACCCAAGGCTGTGTGGTCCAGCGAGGACTACACCATCATCATCGGCCACCGCCGGGCCGCGGCCGCACAACAGGCAGGATTGTTTGAAGTGCCCTGCGTGGTCGTGGAAATGGACGAAAGGGAACAGCTGCAAACCATGATGATTGAGAACATGCAGCGTAGTGACCTGACTACCTATGAGCAGGCGCAGGGCTTCCAGCTGATGCTGGATCTGGGCGACACGGTAGAGCAGGTGGCATCCAAGTCTGGCTTCTCCCAGTCCACCATCCGCCGCAGGGTGAAGCTTCTTTCTCTTGACCGGGATGCGTTCCGCCGGGCAGAACTTCGCGGCGCCACTCTTTCGGACTACGCAGAGCTGGATAAGATTGAGAGCGTTGAGGACAAAAATAAGGCGCTGGAAGCTCTTGGCACTCAGAACTTCCGCCGGGTGATGCAGGAAGTTCTGGAAAATCAGAAGTGGGAACACCGCAAGGCTGAATGGATTGCAGACCTCAAGAAATTTGCAATCGAAGACCCGAATGCTACTTATCAGACCCACGAACACGTTACCGGGTACAGCAAGTGGAACATCACCAAAGATGTTGTTGTGCCGGAAGATGCAGATCATGTCCAGTATTTCTACAAGGTGAGTAGTGGGCAGATTGATTTGTACAAGACCCGTGATGTGGCCGCAGAGGATGCCGAAAAGGCAAAGCGGGATGCAGCCCGCGAGGAAGAGCGCATGATTGGGGAAAGTTTCCATAACATCACGGAACTTATGTTCAACCTCCGCCGTGAATTCGTGGTGGAACTGGCTCCTACCGATTGCAAAAAGGGATTCCCGGCCATTGCCCGCTACATGGCCTGTGCCGCAGACGATAATTTTGATTTAGACCTGACGCTGATTGGAAACATCCTCGGTGTGGAGCTGTCGCAGGAATTTGTGGACAGTTCCGGCAAGGACTGGTACAAAATTCTGGATGAAGATGGGGTCTACGGCACGATGCCGGAAAAGGTGCTGCTGGCGCTTGCCTATTCTTCGATGGACAGCAGCTATTGCGGTTACTGGAGTAAGGACTGGAATGTTGAGCGCCAGAAATATGTGTACTCTTATCGGGAAAATCCGACACTGGATGCCACCTATGAAATGCTGACGGCGCTGGGGTATGAGATCAGCGACGATGAGCAGGCATTGAGGGACGGCACCCACAAGATTTTCCGGGAGTACGGCTCTGATGAAAAGAAGTGGTCGGAGTGCGACTACTGCAAGGCGGCACACCCGAACTGTGATAAGTGCTGCAAAGCCTGTGATGAACCTTGCAATGCCGTTCAGGACTGCAAGAAAAATGAAGAAAGGACTGAAAACGATGAATGAGAAAACTATGGGGGCTATCCCTGTTTCTGCACTGGAGCGTCTGGAGCAGAGCGCTGTGAAGCTGAGCCTGATTACTTTTTGCCTGCGTCACGAGGAACTCAAGGCCGCACCTGATGCGGCGGAGATCCACAGCATCAAATCTGACCTGAGCCGGGCATTGCGGGAGGTCAGCGCCAATGCCGCCTGTGCTCTGACCGGCGGCATCCCGGAAAAGGCAAAGGCAAGCCCCCCTGCGGGGGCAGAGCCTCAGCGTGTCCAGCGGCAAGATATTGCCAAGGGCACGGCCTAGCGGGGGTACGCGCGACAAC